TTCAAACAGTACTGAGTCTAAGGTTTACCAGCTAACTGCCGACCAATGTATGCTCCTAACCATGAGGGAGTCGAAGAAGGTTAGGCGCACAGTCTTAGGCAAGTTGAAAACTTTGAAGCCTGTTGAAAACCAGAAGGATATATCCGTCCTTGCCCAACCTATCTTTGAGGCTGCTTTCTCCTACGCCAAGCTCTTTAACCTTGAGGGTAATCAAGCCCTTCTCGCCGCAGATAAGGCAACTGCAAGACATACTGGCTTCTCCCCTATGAAGTTCATGCAAATCGAACTCGTCAAAGAAGAGCAATGCCTAAATCTTACGGCAACCGAGATCGGTAAAGAGTTGACACCCCCTTTGTCAGCGATTGCGACCAATAAACTCTTAGATGCTCTAGGCTTTCAAGAGAAGTTAGGAGCTGCGTGGAGTCCAACCGAGAAAGGAAAACCTTTTGCTGTCTTCTTAGACACAGGGAAGAAACACTCTGATGGTACGCCAATCACTCAACTAAAATGGTTATCGTCTATTATTAAACACCTCACCTGACTTATGCTAAACTTGTACCCTAAGACTCTTAGGGTACAATTATGGCTGCCATCACCGACTTTTCCAAACACCTAATGTTAAGTGCTTTGCTTACAGCAACTAGAAACCTAAGCACGTTAAAGCATCGGGCTGTACCCTTACACAATGGCGTTTTAATTGACCCTGCTGTTTATCTTGGTGCCGATGCCCGAGTCTTTGACTTACACGTTTTTGGTCATAACCCACCTGCGGTGACGAACACTGAAGTTATCCAGTGGACAGCAATTAACAACTGGCCAACAATTACTGAGATTGCTATTCTAAACGCTGGTAGTCAGGACGTGCTTGTCAGAGCAACCCTTCCTTCCCCGTACACAATGACGGCTGGCAGTATCTTCACTGTACCAATTAACTCGTGGGAGATCGCCCTTGTTTAGCTCACTAGCGAAGTCTCATGTCAGGTTAAACTACCTACAAAATCTTGACCTGTCTCTGTTTACGGTTGAGACGGAGTATCAGGAGTTTGCGGCCAACACTTCCTTCAGTGACAGTTATTCTTTCGCGCTCTCTACGAAAGTTCCCAGCGTCCGAACCTTCATACTCAAAATCCCTGTCCTGAGATACTACTTCAACTCTTTTGGCGCGATCGACATCACCACCAATAAGGACACGAACATGGCTTGGGTAGAGTGGATGTATAATGTACACAAACTACACAAACCGTTTCTGTTTACGCACCCTGTTTATGGTGTCGTGAAGGTGAGATTCAAAGAGGCATTGAGAGTACCTAAGGGCGTAGCAGGCGGCCAAGCTTGTGTTGAAGCTTTAGAACTACAGTTGGTTGAGACTTCAAACCCTAGACCGCTCGTTAATTTCACACCTCAATACACTGACCTACTCTTTGATTTCCCCTACCATTTGGTCAGTACCGAGTACAAGCCCGAAGGTTTAGCAGTCCCGTTAGGCGGCAACTACGCCTACACCGTGGCAGGCAATAAGCCTGAACAGAGAAAGTTTACGCTTTACTTCAAAGGTTTCAGGTATATCCAAGACGGGTTGAATCTTCGCACCGACGAAGATGCACAACTGAACATGGCTCGGCTTGAAATGTTTTACAACTTACACAAACTAGACAAACCTTTTGACTATAACCATCCTGTTTTTGGCATGACTAAGGTAAGATTTGACCAACCGTTAAAAGTCCCCGCAGGTCTGCAAAACAGTAACTGGACTGGCGACTTACAGCTAAACTTAATTGAGGTAGTCACTGATGCTTCCCGTTACTACTAACCCTACAGAACATCTCGCCGAAGCAAGAAAACTTAACCCGAACCCGTATGTCGAGCTGTTTGAGATTAAGATTCAACAAGATGTTTATATTTGGTGTACTGCTCACCCTACGGTCACATGGCGGGATCAAGTTTGGGAAAATTACCCTTTAACCTTTAGCGGTTACAACGTGCAGTCAACAGGCGAGCAATCTCGGCCTAAGCTTCAGATAGCAAACCCAAATGCTATCTTTTCAAGTTTCGTCGCCAAAGATCAGCTAAAGAAAGCCACTGTGACTCGTTACATGGTTTTCAGAGATGACTTGGTGAACGATGTCCGAGTCTATATTAGAAACAAATGGCAGATAAGCCGAGTGGCGACTTTAACCAAAGATAGTATCACCTTTGAGTTGAGAAGTATCTTGGATGGTGTTCGCTACACTTTACCTTCTAGGCAATACTTGCCACCAGATTTTCCTTCTACAACTATGAGTTAAGCCATGCAAGTCAACGAACTCATCAACCTACCCTACACGGACGGAAAAGACGACTGTTATGGTCTAGTTCGCCAATACTACTTGAAAGAGTACGGTATCCAGCTCAGAAACTATGCACGACCAATTGGCTTTGACCATGAAGGTTTAGACTTAATTGCTGACAACTTTCGTAAGGAAGGGTTTGAAACATTGCCTACCTTCAGTCAGCATAGTTTGGAAAAAGGCGACGGCATCCTGCTTAGAATCGCTGGGGGCAAGGCCATTAACCATGTTGGTGTTTACTTAGGCAAAGGTTACTTCCTACATCACTTGTACGGTAAACTTTCTGAGGTGAGTTACTTTGACCCACGGTGGTTTGCAAGGACTGTATTTGTGGTGCGTCACCCTGATATTCGTGAAGCCAACTGTAAGGCAACTAAAGAAGTTAACCTGCTTGACCTGCTGCCCCCGCACTTAAAAGAGAGAATGGGTTATGGACTCTAAATTACTGCCCTTCTGGAACAGCCACCAAGAACGCTGCGGCTATGTTGACCTTAATAATAATGTTTTTGAGTTACCCAACATTCACGAAGACAAGAAGAACGGGTTTGAACTTGCAGAAATCCCGCCTGAAGCTGTAGCCCTATGGCACACACACCCATCGGGCTGCCCTAACTTGTCGATTGAAGACTTCCACTTATTTAATAGTCTGCCTCACCTACTGCATATCATTGTCGGCATCCGTGAAATCGCTTACTATTTCGTGGACACTGACGGTTCGTTACTAAGAAAGGAGGGCAGTCGTGTATAAGGTTACATTAGGATCATTGAGTTTAGACATCACCGCCAATACTCCGCGTGAGGCTCTGTCGATTTTCCAGAGCCACTTGCCTCAAGACGTTCGACAGATTGTCCAAGTCAGCGGTATTCACTGTGCTGCCGACCTAGATGAAATGCACGAGAGCGGAGTTTTAGACATCACTCCCAAGTATTTTGGCGCAGGCGGAGGTAGCGAGAAAGGCAGTTGGCTCCAAATCGGTTTAGGTGTTCTGTTGATTGTCACTGCGCCGTATTTGTCAGGAGCTATAGGCACTGCTTTTGGTGGAATAGCTAAAGGGACAATTGCCACCTTCGGTTTCCAGCTTGCGTTAGGTGGAGCTATCGCGCTTCTAAACAAAGCCCCGAAAGCTGACCCCACAAGTGGCGATAAGAAGAGTCGCTTTATTAACGGTAATGCCAACACCATTAAGGAGGGGACACCCATCCCCTTGATTTATGGCCTACAGAAAGTTTACCTCCACTTCCTATCCTTCGACCTAGACTCGAAAGACTATGACCCAGCCTGAGCCTAAACTTATGACTACGACAAAATTACTAAGGCTACGTGGTGCAGGCGGAAAGAAGCCTAAGAACCCAACCTATACAAACGATAACCTCTTCTCGGAAGACAGTATCGAATTACTACTTGGTGTAGGAGAGGGACCTATTCAGGGTTTAGAGAACGGGGCTAAGAGCTTCTTTGTCGGGGACGTTCCTCTTGAACGTGTAGAGGGTGCGTCAACCATCAAGAATTTTGCGAACCTGATTATTAACCCCAATGCTCTAAACGATACAGGACAGGGTGTGGACTACCATAATGGTTTTCCCGAAGGAATAGCCCATGATGTAGTCTTTCAGAAAGGAGGAACTTCCGCTTCTGTCGAGGTAGGGACACGGGTTCTTTACTCCACTCCTGTTATTCGCTACACCCCAAGAAATATGCGTGGACGTATCCGAGAACTGGAAATTCGGATTAACATCGCCCAGCTCGGTATCGAAGACCCTAACGGGACTTTCCCCAACACAGCCAAGTTTCGTATCGAATATAAGACCAGTAACCCAGCCTCTACTTGGGCTATCTTAACCACTCCGCGTACTTTCAGCGAGCTACCAGTCAGTAAGTCCTTAGCTGTTGTCTCCAGCGCACGAGACGGAGCTAACGAATATCAACTAAACGGTAAAACGGGATCAGGGTTTATTATCGACTTCCGTTTAACGCAAACAGAGTTAGGGCAGATTTTAGAGGATGAGGATTGGATGATCCGAGTCACTAAGAATAATCCTGACTATTTAGATGGTGGCAGTGGTAATGCCACGAAAGAGATCGCTGAAATTATCTTTGATAGTTTTCAGATGATTGGAGATGCAAGGATGGATTTCCCCAACACAGCCGTTATCCATGTCCTCGGTACTGCTTCTGACCAATTTAGTAGCTTGCCTGACTTCTACGGTATCTATAAAGGGTTAATGACACCTGTGCCTGTAGGATATAATACTGAGGCTAATAACCCCCACGATAATGTAAACTGGACAGGCGCACTCGAAAATAAGTACCATAGCAACCCTGCTTGGGTTCTTTATGACCTGCTTAATAATGAGCGTTATGGCTACCGTAAATACGTTAGCGACTTAAATCTAAATAAACAAGACTTCTATGAAGCAGGTGTATGGTGTGACTCGCAAGTTATTGGTAAGAGCGGTAGTCCTGAACGTCGCTATACTATGAACATCACGATTGCTGAAAACCAAAACGCTTGGGACTACTTACAAAATATAGCAGGAGCTTTTGATGGTATTCTTTACGACGATGGTGAAGGCACTGTACGGCTCAAGGTGGACAAATGGGTAGAGCCTAAAATTATCTTCACACCCGAGACAATCAACGCTGAGGGCTTTGCTTATAGCTTTACCGACGTGGCCACACAGTACAATGAGTTAACGGTCAG